TCACTCCTCCACCTCCCGCACATGAATCACGCGATCATTGTCAGGAACGGCTCGCCGCACTTCATCTACTTCGCCCGGCGTAAGCGCCGATAGTGCACCACCGTTATTAGTCATCAAATCAAAAAAGCGCGTCTTTTCTTCAGGAATAAGAAAAAACCAATACATATTGGCGCTATCTACTAGATCGGATTGGCGCGGTAGCATCTGAATCGCGATCCTTTCCTCTCCGAAAAGCTCATTTTTTATGCGCTGTAGTTCGGACCAATGAATCCGGCGTGAATCATGCGTTCGTACCATCACGCGGTCCCATCCGGGCGTGATGTGGCGCTGTACGCTAAATATCCGATTGCACCAACCATCAACAAAGGGCGCACCGTGTGGCGGTGGATTATGTCCACCGAATCTATGTTCCCAAGGCCCCCAAGCACCATTTTTCATAGTGCGCTTTGTGATAGCCATCATTGCGCGCCGCTCGCGGCGATTGCCAATGCCTAACCCGCTCATAGCTTCATTGCCTCCCACTCCGTTCCATCCGATAGCTTTGCTGTTAGTTTAGCGCTCATTTAGTTTCTCCGCTGCTTTCGTAAGTGCCTTGCCTAATTTCTCAATAAAGTCGCTATCATTGCGCCGGGCATTGAATGCCTTGGAAAATGCTTCATTCTGCAAAAATACGGAGCGCATTACAGCGATATCTTCGGACATGCCTTTGATGGAATTGCGAAGGTCCAAAAGGGTACTTTCGCAAAGAAGAAGCTTTTCGCTTCCTCTGGCGATGCTATCCATGCTTTCGTCAAGCTCATCGATGCGCATGCTGATATGACCAATATCTGCGATGATTGGACCGAATAGCAGTGATTGAAGTTTGCGCCGAAGGGTAAAGCTCATAGTTCTCACCAATGTATATAGGGACCGCTTCCAATGTGCGCAGATAAACGGTTGTTAATCAATTTAAGCTCATTCTCGTGGCGCTCGACTATAGTTTCAAGCTCACGAGTAAGCTTATCAAGCACGGCTTTCTACCTTAGGCTTCGGATAGTCGATGTGCTCCTCGTGCTTCACATATATTCGAAATGGGCTCGGGGTGAACGGAGAATCCTTCTGAAAAGTGATTTGAAGCGAGTACGGCATTTCTCGTTCATTCTTATCGAAATAAAAGCTAGTCCAGTGCTCATTCCCCCCAGCTTCAAGCTTTCTTACCCCATGCCTCTCGAACACCTCTCTCAAGTCTTTGCACAACGCAATGGCTCTGCGCTGCAATTCTAGAAATGGCACTTGTTTACGGTTTTTGGTTTTCATAGTTTCATTCTCTTTTTAAGCTCACGGCTAAGCTCGTAACGTGACCTTTTCTGCATTTTCATATTCAGCAATGAAACTAATAGTATTTTCGCTAAAGCCGTTTATGCGGATCCAATCGCCGTACCCGACCGAGTTATCATAAGGCCCAATGTTTATGATGTAAGAACGAATGCCCTTGCCCGGATGTCGCAATGAGTCAGCGGATTGCTCGTCAGTGATTACGATAAGCCGCTCAAAAGGGAACTTATCTCTATTGTCGCAGAGCTTAGCCACCGCGCCGCCCAAATAAGTCCCGTTCCTTTGCTGTGAATTTAAAATTGCGTCTCTAAGTGCAAAGCCCCGACGATTAGCGACGAAAGTGAGGCAATCCGAAAAGCTAAAGACGAGGGATTCCTCGCACAATTCCTTTGCTAAAATTGCGAGCCCGCAAGCCGCATCTTGGCGCTTCATTGTGCTTTTTGCCGATAGCGAATCGGTCATGCTGTTGGATACATCAACGAGAATAGCGGTTTTTCCCGCTAGTTTAGACTCGCCCTCAAGCATTTTGAGTATTAGCCCCTCTAGCACATCTAGCACATCTTCATTTTGCGGCGAGGCAATAGCTGCGGCGATAATTTGAAAGGGGAGGAGCTTAGCCGGATTACATTGTTTGATTGAATTCCTGATTAGCTCGTTATTCACGCCCGCTTCATAGATATTACGCAGGTTTCGCATAAGCGCCAAAGGCCCGAGCTTATTTTCTGTTACAAGCCGCTGCCATTGAGCCTTCTTTTCTTCCGGCGACTTTGCCGCGCTGATTGCAACCTCCCAAGTGTCAGGAGTTTGTAGCTCACCGGATAGTAATCGCTTCCATAATTTTGATTGCTCCTCATCTTTGGGTTTGGGATGACAGATGCGCAGAACGTCGCGCAGCTTTACAGCCGAGTTTCGGTTATATTTTGCAAGTTGATATTCATCGAAGCGCTTAAAAGCTTCGCCGATTCCGGCGGTATAGTGACGGGTAAGCTTTTCTTTACCGTCTTTCCAGTACATCGCAAGCGCTTCGGCAGCTTCAGCAGGGCGCAAGATAATCTCGGAGAGCAGGGGCTTAACTTGAGACCTGTATTTAGGGTGCTTGGCCATTAGCCGAGTAAGCCAAAGCGGCGCATGTCTTAGCTTTGATTCAAAACGAGCTTTACGCACGAGCTTTGCGGCGACTTCCGGCGATACTTTGAGCAAGCAACCTTCGAGTCGGTCGGCGATTACTATACCCGACTCGTAGAAGCTATCTTCCCATAGCATGCAGCTCATGAGCACTCGTGAGAGCTCTTGTTCGGGACTCAAGCTAATAGCGCTAGCCCCTTCATCGGTTTTGCGTACTACTGGCGCGGCATTGAGTCTCATTGGTCCCCCAAGCAAAAAAGGAGCAGCAAAAAGCGACGTGAGAACGTAGGCGCTCTACCAACTGAGCTACCGGGGGCTTTCGCCCCCAGGCTGGACTCGAACCAGCGCCCTCCCGCTTAACAAGCGAAGTAACTCACATCTACAGCATGCTCCAAAAGCCGCAGCGAAAAGCGAAGCGAACACTTTAGGACTCGAACCTAAAACAAGAATTAGTTCACTTCAGCGTCATGCGGCTTTTGCAACACGCTTTGCGGATAGCTGCGAAAAGCGGGCTCGGGATGATTTCTAATCATGAAGTATCCGAGTCCTTCGGCAAGCCATCCGCAAAACGCGCGGCTAGCTAAAAACGATAGGGGAGAAGGGTTTATTTTTTTGGCTTTTGCTTTGCTGCATCTGCGCGATCTCCTGTTCCAAACTCGGCATCAATGAGCTCGCCAGCTTTCGCCCAGTCACCGCCAAAAGCGGCATGGACTAGCGCTGAGAGTATCGAAAATTTTAGGCTTTGATTGTTGCGGCTCTGTGCGTTCCTGAGCGCCGCAAGCGTGCATTCGGAGCCCGCGCGCACCAGCGCTATATGCAGCGCATTAACGTCGTCTCCAAACTGCTTTAAAGCCTTATCCAATAACTTCATGCGCATAAGCTAGCGTAACTATTTGCTTTGTCTAGCCATTATTTTGATACAAATGTATAAACTTTTGTTGACTTTTGGTCGAAAAGAATATACAAATGAAGCATCCAATGAATATACAAAAGTATGTCATTGGTCAAGAAGAAACTGGAGGAAATATGTCAAACGCATGGTGCTCTTGTTGTGACTCACTGATCACGGACTGTGATGAGTCAATCTCGTGCGACCAGTGCGGAAGGGCGGTCTGCGAAACTTGCATGTGCAATGGCCGCACCGCGCCGCTCGAGGGCACAAAATATGAAGTATGCGACAAGTGCCTAGACAGTCTTTGCGACTGGTTGATGGCGCAAATAAATCAAGCAAACGGTAGTGAACAATTGAAATAGGAGAATGTATGAGAATTGGAACATCGATTGGATTATCGTTTTGGCTGGCTTTAGGGCTCAGCCTGACAGGGTGTGCCCTGGTTAATCCTGACGGGTTTACAGTTGAACACACAGTAACTATGCGCGCGGTCGGTGATATACATCAAACGCGCGTGGAAACCGCGAGGGCAGGGCAGCCACTCATCTGCAAAATGTGGAGTTTCGATTTTTGCAAACCAGCTGTCGAGGAGGTGGCCGGATCATGAGCGAGCTAAATACTCAACGCGGAATCGTGAGAGCGATATTCACGAGGGACAACTTAATCGCCTGGGCGGTTATAAACTTGATTATCGTGGGGTTCATTGGGACCTGGATCTTTGCGAAAGCAAACCTAGGGCTGGACTCAATGCTGGTTGATCCGGCCTACGCGATTGCTCAAGCGGCCCAGCGGGCGAAAAAGCACTGATAACCAGAATGCCCGGCCTCGAGGCGTTGTATCGAGCATTAATTTTATGGAGATGAAAAAAATGGAAAATACTTTACCAGCGATCGATTACAGCGACCGAGAGACAATCGAAACATTAAAGCGCACAGTAGCCCAGGGCGCGACTGATGAAGAATTCAGAATGTTCGCGGAACTCTGCAAGGCGACGGGCCTCAATCCCTTTAAACGCGAAGTGTGGTTTATCAAAGCTGGTGGGCGCGCGCAGATAATGACGGGTATTAACGGATATCTGGCGGTAGCAAACCGGCATCCGCAGTTTGACGGGATGGAGGTGAGTTTAGAGTGGGACGGCTCGGCTTTACGCTCTGCGACATGCAAAGTATACCGCAAAGACCGCAAATTCCCTTCAATTGCAACTGCAATCATGAGCGAATGGGCTGGAAACACGCCGATTTGGAAAACAAAGCCAAGCGTGATGCTCGCGAAAGTTGCGAAGAGCATTGCAATTCGTGAGGCTTTTTCGCTCGAGCTTGCGGGGACGTACACAGAAGACGAAATGCCTAAGAATTTTAGCGCGCCGATCGAGGTCAAAGTCGAAGCGCTGACTGTTAAGCCCGCTGATCAGCTGCCGCCAGGGCAAACTTACTGGTATGACATCAGCGGAATCGAAGAGCAGCTCCTGGCAAAAGCTTGGGAATATTTGCGCGAGAACGGAGCAGAGCAGCTCGATCTAAATCTTTGGTTGAGTCCGAAGAAGCTCAAAAAACTTGAGCGGTACTTAATAACGGAAACACAAGCCGAAGCGGCAGCGGCCTAAGCCTGCCGGGCCGGGGTGCGGAAGTCTCCAGCGCATCCCGGTTTTTTTGTTTTTGGAGGAAACTTTAGAACCAAGTTTGCGAAAAGAAATATATGCGTTTAAAACAGCAAAACAAAACGACAGGGGACGCGCTAGCCGAATTAATCGAATTCTTAGCTGAAGCAAAAGAGCGCTTTAGCGAAATCGATACAGCGTTATGCGAACTTAGGCGCTTGCGCGGCGCAATCCGTCAACAAAGCGCGCCGCTGACGACCGAGCAGGTGCTAGAAGCTATTGCTAGACGCACAGAACCGGCCTTAGCGGGGTTATTTTCCGAGTGTACGGCTCAGACTATCAGATTGGGTAAAGTGCGCGTATACGCGCCTGATGGGCTTACGTACGCAACCCTAAATTTGAGCAGAGACCGAATAGAGCGAGCGCTAGAAGACGAGTTTGGGACAGCGTTCGAGTTTATAGTCCTGCATAGAATTAAATAAAATCTGCATATTTTTTCTTGCTCGGCGAGGCAGCTCAAAACCGCGTTTGTTAAATAATTGTGTTGACACGCGATTTTTATCTTGCAGGGGGCGGGGGTGTCGTTTAAAGTTCGAAACTGACGCCGCGCTTAGAAAACCAGAACTAGAAGTTAATTTTTCGAAACGCGGCGGCTAAAACCGACCGTTTCAAACAGTGCATAAAAGAAAACCCACTTCTCAGAGCGGGTTTTCGACGAAACGGCGGCATTGCCAAGGAATCTATGCCGACCGAATCTTCACAAAAGTTATCAGAGCCTCCCGCAGCGAGCAAGGCAAAAGGCGCTCGCTGGTTCAAGCACGACTCCTCAGCACATAACGACCCACGAATTGATTCTCTCAGGATATCTCACGGCCTCGAGGGGTACGGTTTTTACTGGCTGGTTATCGAATTCCTTCGAGATGCGCCAGACTTCAAAATCAAATCGGAAGAGCTTTTAATTCTTCTGCGGAAGGAGGGGATAGGCGTCGATAAGGCGCGTGCGATTTTGCAAACTTGCTATAATGTTGGCCTGCTTTCTTGTTCAGCGAGCGTTGGCGGCGTTATCTGGAGCGACAGGCTTTCTAGAGACATGGGGAGGCTTAGCGAGGCTGGGCGTAAAGCTGGCTTGGCTTCCGCTAACTCTAAGCAACCATCAGGAACAAAAGAGAGCGGTACTCAACGCCCGTTGACGCCCGTTGACGCTAGTCAACAGGTGGCAACAGACAATCTACTCTTATCTATATCTGATCTAATCTCATCTGATCTGAAAGAGGGGGGTGCAGGGGGGAGTAGGCGCGCTGGGACAGTTGGACCCACAGAGGCAAGTGAGGCAGCGAGGCAGCGCCAGGCCAAGGAAACCGCGAACGAATACGAGATAGCGGCAGAGAAATACCTAGCCCCAATTGACTCAGAGCCCGTTCGCACGTCGCGCATTTTCGCCAGCACCGGGCGCAGGCCCTGCAAAGATTACCCGGACTTATGGCTGTCGCGGCCTGAATTCGTGCTGATGCTTCAGCAGTTCGACTCTGCCGGAGTAGTGCGCTCAGAGCTTAAGCACATCCTAGCTTCGGCGCAGGCCAAGATGCTCACAAAAAAAGCCAAAGGTGCAGACCCTCAGATGACAAGCGCTTTTGCCTGGCTCACGGGGTTTGAGCTCGAAGAGTACCTAAAAAAACGAAAGGCACGGCTGGACCTCAAGCGATCTGAAACCTATCTCGAAAACGCGGAGGCGACACGCGCATGAGCTGGAAACCAATTAATTCAGCAGAGACCCGCCGCGCCAAGTTCTTAGGCATCTTGCCGGAGCTTCCCGCAATCAGCACCGCGCCCGACTCAGTAACCAAAGTTTCAGGGTGGGAGAGATTGGAACAAGGCGCAGAGCGTGACCAATTCGAGTCTAATTTCTGGCGCACCGAGGCTGAGCGGTTCTACAAGGCGATCGACGGGGGCGGCATCGTTTGGAAAATGAGGAACCCGGCAGCAATCAGGCACACCAAAAGCTTTGGTCCTGGCAAGCCCGTCGATTACGGCGAGCGCGAGCGCCTTGGGCACATCGACGATTTTCGAAGTTCGGAGAAGTTTGAACCCTCAAACACAACGGATTGGTGACATGGACACAAACCAAAAAACCCTTAGCAAAAACGTAGTTCGCGAGAAGCTTGTTGAGATGGGGATTGACCCCGTAAGCGCGGATCTATTCCTTGGCTATCACAGGCAGCGCCCTGAAATCTGGCGAAACTTCGAGAAAGCAGCGCTTTACTTGCTCGTTAACCGTGACGGCGACTTTGGCGCAAAGGAGGTTTTCGAGTGGCTGAGGCGCGGGAACGATGAGCTTTCCCGCAGCGTCTCTGACTTCAAACTAAACAATAATTTCACTTCGCTATATGGGCGGGTATTCGTGATTTTTCACCCCGAGTTTGCGGCGCGGGTTCCGCTGCGCGCGGCAAGGGGACCAAAAAGGATCGCAGCATGAACAACTTAAAAACCGATTACGAAGAATTTAAGAAAGCTCGGCTAGCGCTCTGCTCAGAAGACGCCGAGCGGGAACTAATTACTGTGGCGTTCGAGGCGCTCGAGCGCCTCGACTTCTCGAAACTTATGCTAGCGCACGCCCAGGCCGAGGCTAAGGCCAAAGACCTGGAAGAAGAGAAACTTTTTATCTCAATGTTGCTCGACTTCAAACGCGCCAGCATGATCGAGGAGGCTTTTGACGCATGAGTTTCCCAGTTTGGATTCGTTACCCCCGTTCCTTTACAGATGCCGAGTTTGAGGACCGGCTCGTGGAAGTTATTGCTGACTGCGAATTTCGCATGTCTCCAGCCTATAAACTCGAGCGGCTCAAAGCAAACGAAAGCACCCCGGTCGAGCGGCGCAAGGGTGAGAAGCGCATCAAAGTTGAGTCTGACAATGAGTATGCCGCACGCAAGGAAATGCAGATGCGCGCGCTTCGCAACCTTCGGGACTTGGCAGAGAAATTGCTGAAAAGCAGGGAAGCAGATTAGGCAAAAGCGCAGAAGTTTTACGGGAAACTCTCGAGCGTGAGCGCCAGATGCTGGCTCAGCTCGAGCACAGCATCAGCGAACTCCAGCGGCAAGCTTGGGAATTGAAACAAAGGATCGAACATGACGAATGGACCCTCAGCAAAATGGAAAGTGGACGGCAGCGGCGTAACGCTGGCGATGTTTGTGAGTGACAAAGGCCGCAGCAGTTTTATTCTACAAAAGAGGTACAAAGATGGCGAAGAGTGGAAAGAAAGCAAGTATTTGTCAGAAGCTGATCTCCTGGTTGTCGTCAATCTTTGCAAGCAAGCACTGCGCGGAGATCGTAGTGCTCGGCCCGCGCAATTGCCGAATCAGCAAAAAATCGTGCAAGCACCAAAAACCGATTTTTCGACATCGCAAGTAGCCTCGGCATCATTTGGCTCGGACGATGATATTCCTTTTTAAGTTAATGGATCGCGCAAAGATGTGTTCCGCGTGCTGCCGGTGGCGCGCGTAGGGTCAAGAGAGTGGTTCAACGCGATCCTCCTCTCTCACACCGGCACTTTTTGGAAATGGGTATGGGCAAAAATATAATTATCGATTTGATATTTTTCATCCTTCTTCTGGCAGTCCTCATGCTGGTCGCGGGAAGCTTTGCGCACGCAGATAGGGACTCGTGCGAGTGCCGGGAGCTCAGGCGCATCAGACAGCTTCTCGAGCAGCAATCGGGGCTCATCTGCAATGAGTTTCGCTGCCAGCCAGCGCCTACACCAACAGCGCCAAACGGAGGGGAACTTCCATGATGTTCGGATTGGACCTCCTGGGCGCAGCGAAATATCCAGATGCAGCAATCGCAGGTTTCCCCAAGGGCTTCGCGCTCGGCGTATTTGCTGAGCAATTTGGCGATTCGCGGAAAGTCGTCAAGGACCTCTGCGCAACTGGCAAGGTGGCCCAGGTACGGGTGCATCTCATTTGGGATGACGGCCACAGATATGGCCCGGCGCAGCTAAATCACCTTCGCGACCTAGCGAAAATGTGGAACGAAACGGCTAAGAAGTGCAAAGTTCCCTTTGAGTTATCACCTTTTTGCGAGCATTCGATATTTCAGCCTGAGCCTTTTCTCGATGCCGTGCATACCTTTGCGCCTGACTGCATCCCAGTGAACTCTATCACCGGCTCCGTTGAGCCCTCAAAGAGGTTCGTGAATGAAATACATGGCATGCATTCCTCACCATTTCCTGGGCGGTATAATTTTTCATTTGACGGCAATTCTTGCGTTGACGCTGATGTTAGTAAAATTGCCAAAATACATCGCACAGCGCAGAGTTTTTACTTCTGGACCAGCCAGTTCAACGGAAAGGCCAGAGACGACGAAAAGACTGCAGTCGGCGAGCGCGTCTTCTGGCCATCCGAAGAACTCATCAAGTCTGTGGCTTTCCTGGCAACACGCCCTTACCGCTCAAAATTACCGATTGGATGGACCTGGAAGACGCACGGCGAGCAACATCAGCAGCCCCCCGCACAGCGCGAGTTAAAGCCAGTCATGATATGCCCGGTCAAAACCGAGGTTATCCAGCTTCGCACTAAAAACGCGCTTATCCACGAGCTGCATTATTACGGGCCTTTTGTTGACGGCAGGCATCGTTACTACGCCAACGAATGGGGATACAAAATTGCTAACAAAGCTGTGTTATCCTCAAGATATCCTACGTGTGAAGTGTGGGCAGAAAAGAAAAGGATCGGAATTATAAATCCCGGCTTTCGATGCGGGGATTTTCACTAAGTTTGGGGGGTGCATGGATTGTAGAATCGCCGAAATGCAAAATCTGAGGTTTCACGCTGTGCTGAAAGGACACAGCCGGTTACCAAAGTATAAGGTTCGCGCGTTCGAACTCCACACCCCCCAACGTTAATAGATAGGAAGGGGAAAGCGGCTTTAGAGATTCCTAGAATGGTCAAACGAGCTATTACAATCAAAGGCATGAAGCGACGGGAGCCCACAGAATCAGAAATCCAACAGCAGTTTGTCGCATGGCTGGACATCAAGGCGCAGAAGGATGAGCGGTATCGCTGTTTCTTCAAGGTGCCTAACGAAACGCGCGGTAATTACGGATGGCTTACTAAGCTGAAGAAAGAAGGCTTAAAGAAGGGCGTGCCCGACATGCTTTGCATTGAGCCCCACGGTGAGTTTAGATGGCTAGCGCTTGAGTTTAAACGCAATCAGCGCTGCAAGCTTACAGACGAGCAGAAGACATGGATGGCGCGTTTTAGTGGCAGGCGGTGGCTAGCGCTTATTGTGTACACGGCAGAACAGGCGATGGCTATCACAGAGCATTACATGGAGTGGCCGGCGCTATTGCGCCGATAAGGGCAAGGATTGCTTGATTAAGATTAACGGCGAACCATTTAAATCACGGGAGTATAAAAATGGCGAAGCCAGGGCCTAGGCCCAGAATCTTCACCGATGAGGAGCGGCGCCACGTTGAAATGCTGGCTGGGATAGGGCTCCCGCAGGAGCAGATAGCAAGTGTACTTAAGACCTCGGTGGAATCGCTAGTTAAGAACTGCAAGCAGGAGCTAGATGATGGTGTAGCGAAGGCAAATAGCCGTGTTGCGCAGTTCCTATATCAGCAGGCCACTAAGAATCTTACCGCGGCTATATTCTGGGCTAAGACGCGTATGCGCTGGCGCGAAACTGATAGACTCGAGGTAACGGGCAAGGACGGGGAGCAGCTGATTCCCAAATTGGTGATAAACCTTAAGAAACGTGAGTAACGTCGATTCGATTGTGCAATTTGACCTGCACGATAGGCAGGCAGATGCGTTTAACAGCGAGTCTACAGAGCTTTTGTATGGTGGTGCCGCGTCAGGTGGCAAGAGCCACATGGCGCGCGTTCTAGCAATTCACTGGGCGCTAGAGATACCCGGTATTCAAATCTATTTTTTCCGGCGCTTGTATGACGACCTCATAAAGAACCACATTGAAGGGCCGACAGGCTTCAGGGCAATGCTGGCGCCATGGCTTAACGGGTGTAACCTTAAGAGCCCATTACTCGCGGGCAGGCTAGCAGAGATAGTGCAGGGAGAGATCCGATTCTGGAACGGCAGCAAAATTTTTCTATGCCACTGCCAGCACCAAAAGGATATAACGAAGTATTATGGCGTAGAAATGCACGTGCTCTTCATTGAAGAAGCCACGCAATTCACTGAGTTTCTAATCCGTTTCCTACGCTCTCGGCTACGCATACCTGACAAGATTCAGATTCCCGCTAAGTACAAGGGGCTATTCCCCAGGGCGATCTATACCTCTAACCCTGGTGGCATAGGGCATAGCTATATCAAGCGCTGCTTCATAGATGGCTTTAAGCCCTACGAGCTGCATAAGGCGCCTGATGATGACGGCGGCGCAATTCGGCAGTTTATACCGGCCAGGGTGGACGATAATCCGTCAGTGGACGGCGCCAGGGTTAAGGCAAATCTGTCAGGCTTACCCCCGGCGCTAGTTGACGCGATGCTTAACGGCAATTGGAACGCCGTTATAGGCGCGTTCTTTCCTGAAATTAACCCCAAGGTTCATCTCATTCGACCATTTGAGATTCCCAGGTGGTGGACACGTTTTCAGTCGATGGATTGGGGCGCGTGCGGTGAGGGTGACCCGTTCGCGATCGGTTGGTGGGCGGTATCCGACGGGAGCATACCTAAGTACCCCAAGGATGCGCTTATTTGCTATCGGCGATGGTATGGGAAGGGCTTGCACAAGGTGACCGTAGATTATGTTGCGGGCGGCATTAAGGAGCGCGAGGAGAAAGACCCGCCAATAGTTTACCGGGTATCGGGTGGCGATCTTGGTCAAGAGCGTGGTACAGGCCCAAGCCTTCGGGAGCTATTCGGGCGCTACGGGCTAGTCTTCGGGCGGGCCGACCAGCGGCGCGTCATGGGGGCTATCCAATTTCGTGAGTGCTTGGTAGGGCGAGACGACAAGCCTATGATTTACTGGTTCGATGAATGTGAATCGGAGCTTGAAACGATCCAGAATTTACAGCACGATCCAAACAACCCTAGCGACTGCACCGGCATTGATGACCACTTTTACGAAATGTGCCGGTACGCAGTTATGAGCCGTGTTTGGTCAACGAAGAAACCAGCATCAGATATGCCGCTCGAGCAGATATTTAAGAAGCCAACTCTTGAGGAACTCTGGGAGTTAAGAGAAAGCAGGCGGCGATAAATTCCAATAAGGCACACAAAGGATCGCGTAACGTCAAATGGGCGGTACGCATGGCAAAAGAAGGGAAGCAGCAGAAGAAAGTAGATCCGAGTTACAAGAAAGCGGCGAAATGGCTCAAGGAGCTAAGCTTCGTACAAGAGCACCGCAAACAGCTAGAGTTTGAGCGTCAGGGCGAGAAGATAGTTAAGAACTATCTGAACCAGAGCTCGGTACAGAACTCCACCTCATCAGCAGACAATAGGCCATCACGTCAGCGCGTGCTTTATAACGTGCTGTGGTCCAATGTGCAGGTACAACAGCCGCTGCTATACGCGCGGACTCCCAAGGTGGTCGTAGAGCGGAGGCATAAAGACTCCGACCCCATAGGGCGCTTGGCCTGCAAAATCGCGGAGCGCTCGGGGAGCTTTCTGCTATCCAGCCAGCAGGAGCGCTTTGATTTTGTCATGTCCTCCGTGGTGCAAGACCGGCTATTGCCTGGGCGCGGCGTGGCATGGGTGCGGTACGACTCGGATATTGGCACCGACCAAGATAACGATAAGGTTTCGGGCCAGGAAGTTAGCGAGGGCGCTGATGATGCGGTAGTGACTGATGCGGGCGGCGAAGGCGCGCAGGGAGTGGAGGGCGAAGCAATCCAGCCCCAGGAAGCGGTTCTCCCCAACTCTGAGCGTGTAATCTGGGATTACGTTCATTGGCTAGATTTTTTCCACTCTCAGGCGCGGAACTGGTATGAGGTCAGGTGGGTAGCAAAGCGCGCTTATATGACGCGCAGCGAGCTGATTGAACGCTTTGGCGAGGAGCTTGGCAATCTAGTTGAGCTAACCGGGACACCTACAGCTAAGAGCAAGAAGCGCCTTAGCCAAGAGGATCAGCAATTTTTGCTACAAGGCGAAGTATTTGAGCTGTGGGACCTCGAGAGCAAAACTGTTTATTGGGTAAGTCCAGGTTATCCAGATGGCTTACTCGATGAAAAGCCCGACCCGCTACACCTCGAAGGCTTTTTCCCTTGTCCGAAACCTTTACTCGCCACCACCTCCACCGACTCGCTTTACCCGACTCCTGATTACAAGATTTATGAAGGTCTCGCAGAGGAGCTGGATAAAGTTACCGCGCGAATTGTGTCAATCGTTGAGTGCATTCGCGTGGTGGGCGCATATGCGGCTGGCCTAGCCGATAAGATGAAGAACATCCTAGACCTAAGAGACGGTCAGCTAACGCCGATCGAAGGCTGGCAAGCCTTTGCCAACGAGAAGGGCGGAATCGGCGGCGCTATTAACTGGTATCCGTTCGATAATGCTGTGGCAGCCCTGCCGCAGCTCTGGCAGCACAAAGCTAATCTACAAGCCGACATTGATGAGATTACCGGAATCCCTGACATCGTGCGCGGCTCAAGTGATCCGAGCGAGACGGCGAGCGCAGTTCAGCGTAAATCAAAATGGACAATGCTGAAGGCCGTAGTAAAGCAAAGTGACGTTCAGCGCTTTGGCAGAGACTTACTGAGCAAGGCGGTGCAAATCATTTTCGAGCCTGGGCTATTCGCTGACGACACCATAGCGCTGATGAGCGGCGCTGATATGTTTTCCCCTGAGGAGCAGGCGAATTATCCCGAGGCGCTTAACCTGCTGCGTTCAGACAGATTGCGCACATTCAAAATCGACATAGAGACCGATAGCATGCTGGCGCAGGATGAGGACGAAGACCAGGCCGCGCGCATGGCTTACATCCAAGCAGTGACGCAGCTTACCGGAAGCATCCAGAATGTGGCGCAATTCAGACCTGAGCTGATGAATCCGATGATCCAAAGTGCTCTGTTTGCTGTGAGAGCTTTCCGCACAGGCAGAGACCTCGAAGGCTCATGGGAACGTGCCATGAAGGAGATCGAGGATGCAGATGCTCAGGCCAAATTAAACCCACCTCAGCCGCCGCCTGATCCAACTATGATGCAGATACAAGTTGAGCAGCAGCGCGTGCAGCAGGAGGGGCAGCTTAAGGCGCAGGAACTTCAGCTCAAAGCGCAGGATTTGCAGCAAAGCTTCGAGCTTGAGTCTCAGAAGCTCAACATTGAAGCACAGAAAGTGATGAGCAAGCAGCAAATCGACCAGATGGATCAAGAGCTTCAGCAGTTCCAGGAGCAGTTTAGGCAATACGTCGAAACACAGAGGCTCGAACTCGAGAAATACGCAACCGTGCTAACGGAGCGCGAGAAGATACTCGAGGAGGATAGGCTCAAGCACGAGCAAACACTCGAGGCGATTCGCATGGTGCATGAAAAAGTGGCAGAAAGCGGCGCTAGCGCTGCGAAAGAGCCAGCGAAACCGCCAGTGATTCATATTCACAACGGAGCCGGCGCTAAAGAGGTTGTAATGCAGCGCTTACCGACTGGCGAGCTGGTCGGGCGTAGCCGCGAGGTGCCCAGCGCATGAGCGATAATAACTCAGTAGATGTAAGCAATAACCCTTGGGACAATTACCCAAAGATTCCGGTAGCAGCGAAGCTCTTAAACTCGCGGCGCTACCAGGGAATAATCCTATGTGATGCTTCAGGGAACGAAATTGGAGTTTCTAATCCCCTACCGGTGACGGCAAGCGTGACCGGCACGCCGAATGTGAACGTGAGCCAATGGGCGGGGCTGGCGACAGAATATCAGTCTGATGACTTTTCAACGCCGCACCCTTCTATCGTCGTTCAAGGCTGGAACCCATTCACAAACGTTCCAACATCCATTCCCTGCACAAACTACGGTGTCTACAGCGTTTTGACGAACTCATCGGGGAATCAAATTGCTACGGCAACCGGAGCGCCCGGATCAAGTGACAGGGGGATGGTAGTTCGCCAGCCGCTGGCGGCTGCAACGACACCGGCTTACGGCAAAATCGCGGGGACCTCTCTCACCACGTCCTACGCCACGTTACTATCGATGAGCAACCCGGCAAAAACAATAACGCTCATGAACTCATGCGATCAAGCGGTGATAATCACCTTGGACAATGGCACCACGAACAATCTTGAGCTCGATGCATTTGAAGCGTGGACTCACGACTTTGCCGCTAACAGCATGTACTTGAGCACCTCGACTATCAAAGCCAAACACGCGGGCACTCTGCCTAAAGTTGGCAGCATTCGTTGCTGGATTACCACATGAGCACAGTCGCGCGGAACGCGCAGCTCGCGAATGACTACCGCAGAATATATGGCGATGGCTCCGACGGGGCGGCGACAATCTCAGTCAATACAACACTTACTGTCGATAAAAATTACACGACCCTACAAATCAATTCTGGCGTTACACTCACAACGGGGCGATACCGGATTCAGGCGAGCCTCTCGATAAATAACGATGGCACAATTACCTGTGGTGGTAACAACGGAGGAAATGCAGCCGGAACTACAGCTGGTTCAGCGGGGGCGGCGCTTACATCAGCCACGCTTGGCGGAAGTGGTGCTGGAACAGCTGGCGCGGCAGGCGGAACAGGCGCGGGCACGACCGCATCAGCTCCAACGGCCCAAGTTGGTGAGGGCGGAAATGGCGGAAGCGGCGGCGCTGGCGGAACGGGCGGCGGTACGGCAGGCGGCGGAACGGGCGCAGCGACCAACGAAACATTAAGACCATTCCGAATTCCAGATCCGCATATTCTCAGCGGCGCAGCTCTGTCAGTCGGCGGAACCGGGGGACGCGGGGGCTCATCCGGGGGCGGTGGCGGGGCCGGAATAACTTCAGGCGCTGGCGGCGGCGGTGGTTCTGGCGGCGGTGTGATCCTCCTCTCTTCTCCATCAATCACCAACACTGGCACGGGCGTAATCACGGCCCCCGGCGGAAACGGCAGAAACGGCGGAAACGCAGCTGGTGCTGGCAATGCCTCGGGCGGCGGCGGTGGTGGTGGCGGCGGGGGAGGTCAGGTCCGAATTTACTACGAGACGCTCACGAACTCCGGCACAATTTCGGCTGCCGGCGGAACAGGCGGGACCGGAGGAACCGGAGTTGGGACCGGACAAGCAGGCTCGGCGGGCGGAAATGGTGGGGCGGGCCTTAAGTTCGGCTGGAACTTTCGCATCGGAGCTGCTGAAACAATATGAGCGGTGCCGCGAATGCGTACAATCCGAACAACTGGATTTTTGGTGACGGCTCCGATGGAGCAATTACTTACTCGTCAAATACCACTCTTACGCGACCAATTTTCGGCACTGACATCACGATAAACAACTCGATAAATCTTTATCCGGCGGGCTACCCAATATTTGCGAGCGGATATTTTCTCAACAACGGAACAATCGACTCAACCGGAGGTAATGGCAGCGATGCGATTGCGGACGCGGGAGGCTCGGGAGGAGCGGCTCCCGGTGGAGGGCAGCTTTGCACTCCTGACGCTGGGCAGGGCGGAGCGAGCGGCGGTGTCAAAGATGGAGGTACCCCCGGTTTGCTGCTAGTTGCTCAGAATGGCCTTGGAGGCTCAGGGTCGAAGGGTGGCGGCGGTGGAAATGGCTCGGGGTATGTTGGAGGTGCGGGCGTTTCAGGCCGCGCGATTAATTACACCGATGTCCCTCGGCTTACGGTCCACCTGCTTCGGGGAGCCACTCGGCTCTACGGCGGCGGCGCGGCTCAGGGCGGGTCAGCCGGAGGCGGAGACGGATCAAATAATGCAGGCGGAGGCGGGGGCGGAGGAGCGGGGGGAGGAGTTATTCTCCTTGTAGCGAAAGCCTTCGAAAATAACGGACTTATTAACGCCTCCGGCGGATCCGGTGGAATGGGAGGGACGCCAGTTGCGGGCGACTGCGGAGGTGGTGGAGGAGGAGGTGGTGGCGGCGGGGGCCATGTCCGCATCATCACGGCGAACTTGCTCAAGATTGGAAGCATTGCAGTCGACGGGGGCGGGCTTGGAAAGTACGGCAATGGCGCAGGAGCTGGGACAGACGGCAGTTCGGGCGATGACGGCATAGCAGGGAGCAATTTAGTGGTAATTATTTGAGGATGGGATGAAAACATTTGATTTGCTCTGCGAAGGCTGCGGAGTGGTTCTAGGCTCAGTGACATTCCCGGATGAAGTGCCTGACGATGTGTGCACAGCCAGGGCGGCAGTTGGCCAGAAGTGCGAGGCGTGTTTGCCTCCGCCGAATCCCCCTGATTCGGAAGAGTAGTAGTGTTTGAAGGATCGCGCATGAGAGGATGTCATGCGCTTATTGTTTGCGTTAATTTGTTCGATTCTCTTAGTCAGTACAGCTAAAGCTGACATATTGCTAATGCGCGTGGTGGTGCTCAGCAGTGCGAAATGGCCATCAGGCTACGTCACTAAAGAGCGGGTTACTCAGTCGATTGAGGCAGCGCGATTCATGCACCGCCTGCACTCAGCGCCCTTCATCGCGCTTCGGGATGTTCGTTATAAGAAAGACCCGGCGCCGCAATTCGATGGCTATGACCAGATGCCGGCGCACCTTACAGCTATCCGAGCGTCTAGCCTTCACCGCGAAATGATGAGGAACGTAGATTTCGTGTACTACGTGGTCCCACCACTTACCTATCCGGGAGGTCCACATCTCATGGGTGGGCTAGCGGGCAAGGTGTGCCCTGATGTGAGGAATAGAAACGCGCTAGCGATTGGCAATATGCGCACGGCCAACGATTATGGTTTAGACCGAGCAGGTTACTCAAATGTAATCATGGCGCATGAGCTAGGCCATCTAATCGGGATGTATCATGTTCAAAGTCTTACGCTCATGCACCCGAATGCTCTTCCGTATCTTGGGAATGGGCTTAGCCTAACCTGGGACGAGACAAACTTGTTACAAATGCGGGTTTGCTCGCTCAGCCGATGACATTGCTGTTATTGCTCAAATACAAGTTTTTCGACATCGGCGGCATCGTAAAACACATTCAGGCCGGCGGGAAAAAGCCGAAGCGGGAAGAGGTTGCGCCTGCACTCGAAGAAAATTCGCGTGAAATAGTCGCGAAGACCGAGGAATTTCATGAAAAAACCGAAAAAATAGAAAAAATCCGCGAACAAATCACTCAGCCAAGCATTTCTGATGAGCAGCTCGAGCACTTAGCAGCAGAATATCGGAAATTGATGGAGGCCCGGCTAAGTCTCGCGCGAGTGATTATCGAAATGGAGGAGGAGGAGCATTTACTGATGCTGCTTCTTCACGAGGATTAAAAATATTTTGTTGTGAATTGACTTTGGAATTACAAAACGCGGAAAATTGATTTATGGGCGGACATTTCAAGTGGCTCAGGAATCCTGACGGAACTCGTAAGCTAGATGAAACGGGCCACGGGATTTTAATTCCCGCAGAGCAAGAACAGCCGGCGGAATTACATTATGTGCATCAGGACACGATGCCACCGTTGAGGCATCCAGTGACTAGCGAGACGATCGATAGTCGCACAAAGTGGAAACAGATTAATCGTGAACACAATTTGCTAGAGGTTGGAAACGACCTTATCAGCAAAAGACCCAGAGAGATAAAAGATCGCATTACAGAGGAGCGCATATATCAGGCTTTTGAGAAATCAGAAGCGATATTAAGCGACCCCGCTAGGCGTAATAGCTACCGCAATGAGCAGGCGATGCTGCGCGAGCGTAATCAGCGATTACTAAATGGGTGCAAGCGATAGTCGCGACCGAATAGAGCAAGCGATACATAACGCAGAGGCGAAACTCGCAGAGAGTAGCGAAGAGCTAGAGACGCCAGCTTCAGAGTCGGACACCGAACAGCAGGAAGTTTCAGAATCTCCCGCTGCTGATGAGAGCGCCGAAGAATCTCCGAAACAAGAGCGCACGCCGTCCCGTGACCAGAACGGCAAATTCACAAAATCGCAAAAGCAAGCCCAAGTCAGGGCCAAACAAGTTTCACAGGATACCGCACCAGAACAAACGGAAGACGTACAGGAAGAGGCTGAGGTAGCCCCTCAAGAGTCCCAAGGCGCACCGCTTGAAATTCCTGGAATGTGGAATCCCAAGGAAAAACAACTGCTCGCCAAGGCACCCCGCGAGGTCCAAGAGATTATCGCAAGACGGGAAGCACAGCGCGCGGAATACGACCAGAGACTGGCAAGGGAAATAGAGCCGCTAAAGCAACGGCATTCGAAGCTCGAGGAGGTCTATAAGCCTCATCGGGCAAAGTTTGCGCTGCATGGCGTCAGAGACGACATCGAAGCCGCCTCGAGGCTTTTTGCTTGGAACGAGTTGTTCGAGCAGGACCCGAAGGCTGCGATTCAATCACTGATGCAAAAAAACGGCTTAACGCCTGAGCACTTTTATGATGATGGGCAATCTGCCTACGTCAACAGCGATCCACGATTAGAGCAAGCACTACAGCAAGCTGAAGAAGCAAAGCGTGCGGCTGATGAAATTCGCCAAACGTTTGAAGCGCAGCAGCGCCAAGCTGGACAAATGGCTTTGGAGCAATTCAAAGCGGGGAAAGACTCTTCTGGAAATGTTCGAGGCCAATTCTTTGAGGTTTATAGACCTCAGATTGTCGCGGCATTCGAGCAGATACAGGCGAGTTATCCAAATTTGTCGGAAAACGAAGCGCTGAATCATGCCTATGAGTTCACACTCGGCGAAGTGCGGAAGCTCCACGGTGTTAGCGCACCGGCGGCAGCTAAACCCGCACCTAAGCCGGCGCTTGTGCAGAAAGCAAGAGCAGCAGCGGGCTCAGTCACTGGAGCGCCAAGAGACGAATCAGCAGGTTCGCCCACACTGAAACGTAAATCGCTAGACCCGAAGAAGCACTTCGATGATGTGCTTATCAGCAATTTAGAGCGGCACGGGCTGGCTTAAATACTTTGTGGGTAATTAAAAATGGCAACACCAAATAGTTCATTTAATGAACTGCTTTCGACCACTATTCAGGACCTTGAGCCTGACATGATCGAGCAGATTTTGTTAGCAAATGCGTTCACTGCTGGCTTGAAAGAGTACGGCGGAATGGGGACTCGCGACGGCGGGCCTCAGATTGTGCAACCAATCGAGTTCGCGGAAAACGGAAGTTATCGGCGTTATACCGGTTCCGATATATTGAACACATCTCAAAATGATGTGTTTAGCTCGTACAATTTTCCGTGGGCGCAAGTTGCGCTTACCGTCTCAATCACGGGCAGAGAGATGCTTCAGAACTCGGGGCGCTCTGGAAGGTTCAATCTTCTTAAGAGCCGCATCACGAATGCCAAGCGAACTTTCGCCAACCAATTCAACGCCGACTGTCTGAGCGACGGCTCTGCAACGAATCAGGTTCAGGGCTTGCAGGTGCTTATTGCCCCAGCGGGGACCGGCACCGTTGGTGGTATCTCAAGAGCGAGCTATTCCTTCGCAAAGAATGCCTTCTATCGCTGCACGACTGACGGCGGCGCGGCGGTTACCCCTGGGAATATTGTATCCTACATGGACGCCTTGGATCTTCAGCTCCGTACTTACCATGCGAAGACTGATTTTATCATCGCTGATGATACGATGTTCCGCTATTTCGAGGGAACTGTGCATCCAATGCAGCGCTTAAATCCTGTTGATGGGAAGGTCGGAAAGCTCGGTTTCGGCTCGTATGCATATAAAAACAGCGAGGTGGTTTTTGAGCCAGTTGCCGGAGGTATGCCTGCGTCAACTCAGTACTGGATCGATTGCGATGCAATTGAGCTAGTAGCGCACGCAGATAGAAACCTAGTCCAGCTCGATGACCGGAATAGCTTCAACCAAGACATGAGCCTTGCGATTCTCGCTTGGATGGGTGCATTGGTTGGAAAGAATTTCCGCCGTCTCGGCACGCTGAACAATAACTAAGAAATTTAGGAGATTTAAATTATATGGCTAATACTTGGTCAGTTCACGATGCGATTGGCTCATACCAAAACATCGATGAAACTAGCACGACTCAGAAACACGCACTCGGTACAATCGTCAAAGCAGAATCAGCGACTTATGGGGGGTGCGAATTCGTTTACCTCAAAGGCGTGGCATCTACGGTAGTTGGTAGCCCGGTCATTTATGACAGCACGCTTACTACAGCGCTTATTTCAGCCGGTGCGCGTGGAAATGTTGGCGTAGCGATGAGCGCAAACGTGGCTAGTCAATACGGGTGGTATTGTATTTATGGGCTTGCTCCCATTTATTGCGGAGCTAACACAATAACATCAGGTTCAGCGTTATTCTATCAGGCGTCGGGAACTGTAGATGATGCGGTAAGCGCAACCAATAAAATCGACGGGTGCGTTTCTAAATCAGTGCATGGTACGCCAGCAGCGAACTACTGCGTGGCTACATTGTCGCGCCCATCGATGAATGGAAACGGTTAATCTAAAGGGGGCCTAAAAAGCCCCCGTTTTTTCGGGGTAGGTATGATTGATAATGCAGATGTGCGAATCGAGGGGTTAGCTCCTGGCGCTGACACGGTGGCCATGGCCGATGATGTATATCCGGGAGGCACGCAGACCACGTTTTACGTGGAGTCTGTTGAGCAGTTCGACGGAACATCTAAAAATGTTTTGTACGTCGTGCGTTCGAATCACCTCGGAGCATTTTCAGCGCCTCGGCCAGTGAATGACAAAGTCGAATACGATCCTACCGAGAAAAAATGGAAAATCATCGAGCTTGTAAAGGGCGAACTGCTCGGACCTGATGGCAAACGGCCAATTAGCGACATAAAGCGCAATCCGAAAGAATGGAATGCGTTTATGCGTGGCACGAGCCAAACGGAAATCGGAACTCCGCTTTCTGTGCTGTTCAAACACGATCCGGCGCGAGTCGACCACTATAAAGGCAAGTACATTCACACGCTCGAGGCTTTGGCGGGAATTACTGACGGGCAGCTTGATAGTTTACCGTTTGGGACCCGTGCGGATAGAGACGCGGCACGCGCAGCGCTCGCAAAAATTCAGAAGAATGCTGAGCTTGTGGGCATAAATAATATGCTCGAGTCGATGAGTCAGAAACTTGAGGCCAAGGATAAGCAAATCGAGGATTTGACTGCAAAACTGACGCAGCTGCTCGAGGCGCAATTAGAGACATCAGAGAAATTGGACACTGAAGCGCCAAGAAAGCGCGGCAGACCGGCTAAAAATATTGAGGAGATTTAAAAATGGCTACATTAGTGGAATTGATGGGCTTGGGCATGCCTTCGTCACAGGCGCAGGCGCTGATTGAGTCGAAGAACGCAGGCTCAGCAGGCAACGTAACAATGAACGTGCCGCTTGGTATTATTAAAATTGCAGCGGCAGCCTCTTCCGCAACACTGACGAGCGATAAGATTAGAAATTCGTCTTATGTGTTTGCGACTGTGCAGACCAACGATGCAACGCTTAAGAGTGTGGCCTGCGTGGTGTCAGCTGGTTCCTGTCAGTTTGTCGGCAATGCGGCGGCGACGGCAGCTACTAACGTTGCTTTCTGGATTATCGGCTAATCCCGATAAGAGGGGGTGAAATGAAGCGATTTATTTACCTAGCGATTGCGCTGCTAGCATGTTTAGTGCCAGCGCTGGCGCAGGCTCAAACTCCGTCAAGCGGAGCAGATCTCTGGGATAGAGCTGCATATGGCTCGGTGCCGGGCGTGGCGTTCGTTCGGCTCGAGGGGAATAACGGGGCGGTAACTACTACTCTGGAGCCAGTCTGGCCCGAGTCGAGTGCCTACACGTTTTTAACTGGCAATATGAGCTCGCCCACCATATCGAGCACAAGCGCTAACGACACGGCGGCAGGCACTGGGGCACGAACGGTGACGGTAACCTGCGTAGATTCGACTTACACAGTGACTACCGGCACCTATTCGCTGAATGGGCAGACGGGTGTAAACGTTACGCAGAACTGCATGACCGTTAACAGCATGGTGGTGGCTACGGCGGGCTCGGGCGGAGTAGCGGCTGGCAGCGTGTACGTTGGAACCGGGCTGATCTCCGGGGGCAAACCTACGATAGTTCACGGAATTATTGCGGCCGGCGTGAATAAAACGCAGAGCTTTATCTACGCAGTCCCGGCTAATAAATCGCTCATCTGTCGGCAGTGGTACGCATCCTCGATTAGCACTACGGCGGGCGGGCATGTTGTGGCAATTGATACCAGCACAAACGCGGGGCTCATTATTCGCGCCAATTTGCCGGGCTATGCGAACACGAACGAAATGTTCCTAAGCGATTACGAAATCCTTTTTCCGGCCAAAACGCAGCTTATGATGCAGATTAGCGCGAGCGCGGGCACTGGGCCTGTGTACGCGAATGCGAACTGCTTACTGATTGATGCGTCGAGTTCGAACCCGAACCAAGTAGCGTTCTGATGTGGGGGGCTCATGGCTTCGCTTGTCTCAACTTTGGTTAACGTCGGCATGCCGGCGAGACAAGCGGAGCTGCTCGGTGAAACTGGAAGCACTGGAATTGCTGCCGCAGGAACTACGCAAGTCGGAGCGACCCCGCTATCAGCGACGGTCAACGAAATAACCTCGGCGACGGCAGGCGTAAACGACTCAGTACGACTTGATTCTATCGCAGCAGCTAAAAATATCGTGGTGTTTGTTAGGAACTCTACGCTAGCGCCGCTGAAAGTGTTTCCCGCTACGGGGGAATCAATTAACGCGCTGGCGGCGAATGCATCACAAACCGTGAACGCGGCTTCTGGAACCTGGTTTGCCGCCGTTTCCACTACAAAATGGGTTACAACATGAGCGTTTTGACAGTAGCAAATCAGTGTCAACGAAGGCTGCAAATCCCGCAGACTCAGGCATTTTGTGCCAACACTGACGGTAATTCTCTGCTACTCAAGGCAATGTTAGAGGAAACCATGCGAAATGTGTGCAGTTTGCACGCATGGCCTCAGCTCGTGAAGGAATATACCTTTACTCTCGCCACCGGCACAGCAGCTTATGCTTTTCCTCCAGATATTGACCGCGTGCGATTCGAAACAATGTGGAATCGTTCGCAGCACTGGCCTCTAATCGGGCCGCTGAATTCCCAGGAATACCAGCAATACAAGAGCGGTAATATTGCGAGCTTCCCGAGGCAGCGGTTTATGGTGCGGGGCTGGAACAGCACTCAATTCACGATAGACCCAACACCAACGTCGAGCGAGAACGGCCAGACCGTAGTTTTTGAATACATTACCTCGTACACAATTCGCCCTTCGCAAATATGGACTGCTACAACAAGCTTTTTGAGTCAGCAGTACTGCTATTACAATATGAATATTTATGACCGTGGCGGAACTGGCGCAGCTACATCTGGAACCACGCCGCCGACCCACACAAGCGGCTCAGTCTCAGATGGTGGAATCACTTGGACCTATACGGGTTCTTACAATTCAGTGGCCGTAGACAGCGATGTATTCCTGACCGATGAGGAAGACATAATCCTAGGTGCCTGCTGGAGGTTCAAGCGCGAGCGGCAACAGGAATACGAAGAGCTAAAAAGGATAGCAGAGGACAATCTCGAGCGCAGCATGCCGAAGCTTAGCAGCGCGGGAATCTTAAATGTGAACGGCGGCAGGCTCACTGTGCCGATGTTGGGGCCATGGTCAGCGCCGGAGGCTAACTATGGCGTCTAACGCAGATTACCAGCAATGGATGCAGCAGTATCTCACGCAGATGAATGCTGCAAATCCTGAAGGCGGGGGAGGGTCTGGAGGCGGCAGCTCCGGCGGTGGGGCCGGGAGTGCTATCGGAGGATTAGCAGCCGCGCTCGCGCTTAAATACGGCGTAAAAATAGGAGCTAAAGCGCTCGGCGAATATCTGGCGAGCAAGGGCATAACGGCGAATGCTGGTGTCGATTGGGTCGCGCAGCAGTTGGGGCTCAAAGCAGCCGAGACCGGGGCTCAGGTTGGAGCACAGGCTGCAACGCAAGCCGGAGCGCAAGCGGCTACACAAGCGGGGGCTCAAGGTGCAGCTTCAGTGGGGGCTGGAGCGGGAGGCGCAGCAATTGCTGGGATGGAATCGCTCGGAGGCGGATTATTTTCAATTCCAGCGGGGGCGAGCGTGCCGGCTGGATATACCGCAGTGGCTTCGGGAGTAAACGGGGGGACGTTAGTAGCTGCAAATTCATCTATTCTCGGTTCACAAGCAGCCGTCGGCGGCGGCGCAGCAGCGACAGAAGGTGGCGCGTTAGCGGGAACTCAGGCTGGAACAACTGCGGCTACAGGGTCGACGGCGAGCACAATCTCGGCGGCTATGCCATGGATTGCCGCAGCAGTCGCAGCGTACATGGCTTACCGCACACGTCACGGGATGACTAAACAATACGGCACTGGACTGACCGATGAAGAAATCCGCACATCTGTTCCGCTCCTTGGTATGGCCTATAAATATGCGCCGAGCTTTGCCAAAAAATATCCAATCCTAGACCCGGTGCTAGGCGGCCCAGGGTTTTATCTCGATCAAGCTATATGGGGAGGTCACAAGAACGAGCAGCAGCTTATGCGCGATCGCGTGAGAAATGGACTGCAAGACAACCAATTCCTAGACGACCATTATAACGTGACGTTAGCCGATGGCTCAAAGTTCGATATGGGGCCTGACGGCGGAAAGTACAAACTGGCTAATGAAAAAGGTGGAGAACGCATTTACGCCGAGGGTGACATGACGGCCACCAAATACAATCCATTCGCCGCCGTATCACTACTGAAGCCACTCGCTGCGTTGATGACGAGCGGCGGGAGCGAAGATCTGGGAACTGGCATGGTGGGATACCTACAAAATGCGGCTTCAAGCAACGCCAAAAGTGACGCAGATGTTCTTAACAACGCGCGCGCATTCGCCGCGAAGCTTGGTCTAACGCACGACAATTTTGCAGCAACGATTGACCAGTATGCCAAGGATAACGACCTGAGCCCTGAGGTGGCTAACTTATACAAGGGGCAATTAGCTCTGCTTACGCGCGGAGACGCGCAGAGTGCTATCAATGACTACATGAAGGCAATACAAACAAACACTGCTAACGGCTTGTACTCAAAGCAGGCGCAAGAATGGAACGGTGGGAAGGGTGTCAAAGCTTAGGACGATTCCTATACCTCTCCCGATGAGAGGGCTAAATACTGTCGACGTATTTAGGGACCCGAGCGAAGGGTGGGCGCGCGAGCTTACAAACTACTCGATCTTGAATGGTAGAATTTATATGCGCCCAGCGGTTAGGGTTCATGCCTTCCGCAACGGACTTTCTCTCTCGCGTCAGACTCTATGGTTTGACGTATCAAGCGTTTCAGGAAATCAAGACATCGTGGCAGAAGACGGCAACTGGTACCGACTGACTACCGGCGTCGGTACGGGGCTTGCTGGAGTATCCACGCCAAACTCAAACTGCACAGCTTTTAAGCACATCTCGCTTAGCATCTTTTGCGGTGTGGGTGTCCCCAGAAACACAACTTCGCCATTCGCAGCTGCTGCGATAACTCCAGGAACTATCACAGCGGCTAATATTATTTGCGGCTGTTCGCATAGGGGCCGGCTATATTACTGTGACGGCTCAAAACTCGACTTTTCTAATGTTGGAGCTACTGCCGGCGCGAATCCTGGCGCGAATAACTACGACCTCACGCCCTATATGGACGGTCAAACGGCAATCCGTATCTTTTCGGTGACCGCCGCGCCGAATGTCAACACTGAGAATATGTTAGTGGTGTTTGGAAATCGCGGGAAGGTCTTAATCTACTCCGGCACCGATCCAGGTAGCCCGACGTGGGCGCTGATTGCAAACTATTCGATGCCGACGCCGGTCTCAAATGTCGGCTTTGTCGAAATCGACGGCGATATATGGGTATCCACCAAGCGATATGCCTATTGGTTCCGTGATTTGTTTCAGGGGGGCGCACAGACTGCATGGGAGAATAGCCCGTCGAGGCCGATCGAAAACATCTGGCAGGGCGGCAATTGGGCAAGTACCACGACACTCGCGGAGGTATCGCATTCGTTCTACGAGCCTACGCTTGATGCCGTAATTACTCAGACCAGTGACGCTACGACTAACTTTGAGTGGAACAAATTAGCTAGCTATCAAAACGAGGGCGCTTGCTACGTCTATTTCCGTAAAACCAAGGGATGGGCGTTCTGGATGACCACGCCTTTTTTCTGGCCGGTCCAGAGCGACGGAGGCACACCAGAAACTATTTACGGCGCCGCATATCGCGCGCAAATCACTAAGCTGGAGCACGATTATCAGCTTGATGAGTACAACTCAGACAATACGACCACAAACACAATCAAAATTTGCACGAGCTGGAAGACACCATATTTCAACCCATTCGATGGTAATATCCAGGTAGTGCAGGGACTAAGGGCATTTTACGAGAATACCTGGAATAACTCTCTGTTTAAGGTGCGCGCAATTTACGACATGAGCGACTATAATGCTCCGCTCGGTTTTTACACTCAGCCGACTGCTTCGAGTGACATTCCTCCGGGTCTATATTTTGAGAGCACAAAATCGGGGCAGAGCGGACCAGGGAGTTATCACGGGTATGACAACTCATGGAGTCAGTACAATTACAACCTTGGACTTGGGGGGCAGGGTGGCGGCGTGAGCTTCCAGATCTCTCAGACCGTCGAAAGCAATAGCGGCTCGAGTTCGAGGCAGTCGATTTATGGGGTTACAGCATACGTTGGTGATGGTGGGCAGGAGTTTTGAGGTGAAGTATGGAAAATAGGCGAAGATTTGGGCGAGAAATTAGAGATTTGCGGCAGCAGATGGCGAGCGGGCAAGGCGACCCGGCGCGGCAGCAGGAGCGGATGCAATTCCTGCAAGGCCAGCAGATGCGCCAGCGAATGCAGAATGCAGTCGGGCAGTCGCCGGGAGGGGCGAACTTTCAGTTCAATCGCAACGATGTGAGCAATAATGCACTAGGTCGTGTGGGCGGGCCGAACGTGCCGAATTCTAACGGGTTGCAAGGTGGTGGCCCTGGCGGCACGTATAACGCGCCGGTGGCTGACCAAACGCTCAGCGGACAATCAGGTAATGCTGGATATGTGCCTGGGCAAAATGGGCTCAATGGCATGTCGGCGACTGGACCGGTCGGGCAGGCTTGGGGATTTAACGGGCCGAATTATCCGCAATATCCTGGGCTTCCTTCGAAGACTCAGCCAATGCCGAGGCCAACGCTGAATGGGCAGCAACAAGCACCGTGGCGGCCAATCGCTGGTGCAGTGGGTGGGCAAGTGCCGCCTGGGCTTCCTCCGCAGGGGCTTCTATCGAGGCCGCCAACGCTAAGGCAGCCAGGTCCTCAGATTGGGGCTCCTGATGACACGATGTCGGGGCAATTTAGGAGGTACTAAATGGCTACAAAAAAGCCTGCACCAAAAGGAAAAGGGCTTCTTTCGAAGCCTCCGGCCAAAAACAGTCCTTACCTGACGAAACAACAGAATAAACTCGTTAATCAGCAGCGTGCATCTGATACGAGACTCGGGCGGCAGCAGGGCCGCGCAGTTGACCAAGCGATTGGCAACATGGAGAACCCGTTTGACTACTCTGGGTTTCAAGCCCCCACAGGGCCGGACTTCTCAAATATAGCCGCGCAGTTTAATCCGCAGGACTGGAACAACTGGCGTCAAGAGCAGCTCCAGGCCGCCAATCAAGATTTCGAGAATCAGTTTGGTGACCAGTTCAGGCAGCAGCGCGATGAGTTTGAGCAGATGGCGTATGAGCGCGGTTGGTCGCCGGGCTCGAAAGTATACGACCAAGAAAAAGCGAAGCTTTTGCAGAGTCAAAACAATCAGCGTCAATCGAATTCTCTGCAAGCAATGAATCAGGCAGCAAGCAATGCAACGCAGTTCGGTGGTCTCGCTATGCAAGCGCGTGCTGGCGACATTCAGAATCAGCAGAACATTTATCAAGGGAACTGGGGAGCGTACAATAACAACGTGAGCGATGCTATGGGGCGGCGTTATCAGCCGCTGCAAGAAGCAAACATGCTTCGAAGCGCGCAGTCTCCGCTAATGATGAGTGACGCAACGCAGGCCAATAATATGCAACTCGGCAATCAGCAGGGCCAGTTTAGCCTCGCGGCTAAGCGTATCGGCGGTGGAGGCAGTGCGCCGGCTTGGCAGACTAACGGGTTTACCAGCTATCAGCAGGCTGCGGCGTTTGAAGACGCGCGGCGCATAGCGCTGATGCAGCAGCAAGCGCAGCTTGGTCCGAGTCAGCCCAGCCCCTGGTGGGCGCTGGCAGGGACCGCAGTTGGAGCAGCGTTTTCATAATTTGTGAGTGACTATGGCCGATTCTTCTCTTTATGACGCACTGATCGGTGGGCTTGGCGATTCTGGCGCTGAGATTGGTCGCTCAGCGCCGCTTTCTCAGCTCGCGATGAGTTTGATGCAGACACCAACGCGCGAGAGCACGTATGCGCACCCGGTTAGCAATGCTGAGGCTTTCTTAACTCCCGTGATAAAAGGGATTATCGCAAGCGCTTTGATGAGCAGAGCCGAGGATAGGAAGACCGAGCAGGCGTATGATGAGGTGCGCGCATCGCCATTGCTTGCGGCTATGCGTCAGCAAGCGAGTGAGATTGGTCCGGTGGCGAGCGGCGAGGAATACGCGCAAAAGATGGACCTCGGCAAAAGCATAAGCCCGATTCTTGGGGCATACGGCGGGCAAGATGCGCCTGACGGGTGGACGATTAAGCAGGGGAAGGACACGCTGATAGCAGCAGCGCTACGCGATCAGGATGAGCGCCGCAAGCAAGAGCTTAGAGATGCACTTGCAAGCCAGCTAGCGCTCGCTCAGCAGAAGTACGAGCTAGATAACTCACCAGAGGCTAGAGCAAATAAAGTTAAATTCGAGGGAGACATAGCCGAGTCGGTTGCAGCCGGGAAAGCTAGAGGAGAAGGCGAAGCAGCGAGCGGTAGCGCTATTCCAGATTTAGCAGGAATTCCAAAATCTCTAAGAACGGATGCCATTAAGGAGCTTGGAAATAAAGACAACTTCAAAAAAGCATTAACTGAGGTAGATAAGATATTTGATGATGTGAAGGATTATACCTATGGGATTACACTTCCACTAACGGTGCAAAGAACGAAGTTCGAGCAGGCTCGACCGAAGATAAGAACTTTAGTGAACTCAATAACCACCAAGGAGATGAGCGATCCTTCATTCAAAGATTTTGAGGCGCTGTTGCCAGATCCAAAGGACTCCTCAGAGAACAGGGAATTAAAGCGAAGTGCTTTAAAGGAGCTACTCAGCGGCATACGTCAACCAACGCCGTTGCTGGATAGGCTGTTGCCGGAAGTAGGAGGCGACTCATCTAAACCAATACCAACGGGAGAAGTCCTAAATGGGAAGAAAGTCTATATCGTAAACGGCCAAAAAGGGTTCATAGACTAATGGGCTTTACTCCATTAACAGCAGAGGAGGAAGCGCAGCTAGGCACACATGCAAGCGCGCTAAAATTTACGCCGCTGACGCCAGAAGAGAGCAGAACGCTAGAGCTACAATCTCAAGCGGGCCCTTTAGAGACATTTTCATCGGGACTACTGGGAGGATTTGCGGGAGTAGGAGATCTCGCGGATACGGTGAACACCATTTCAGGGCCAGCTCTAGGCATAAAGCTTCTAGATTATTTGCGCGGGCAAAAAACGCTTACCGCTGGCGAGGGGCTTAGAAAAGCTTTCGACGCCGCGACTGGAATTAGCGGATCTACATCGCTGAATCCTGATGATTTAGCTTATAAGGCTGGAAACTATTTACCCGGTATTATGATAGGACCTGGCACAGCTCTTCAGAAGGGTGGGGCTGAGGTGCTAAGCAGCTTAGGCGGCTACGTAGGAAATAAAGTCGGGGGGCCTTGGGGCGAATTAGCGGGAGCACTGGGTTTACCGCTAGCTGGCGCAGCAGCCATGAAAGCCGGAGGAGCTGTTTCTAGTAAAATAGGGGAGGCTTTCCCTTCGCCAGAAAAAGCTGTTGGCGAATATCTTGCCAAGAATTACGGAGATGACCTGCAAAAGGTTGCAACTGAATCACCCGATCCATTCTATCGCCATCAAACACTTGCCGAAGTGCTCCAGAGTCCTGAACTAGCGCAAATTCAACAGGATGTTACCAAGGGCAGCGAGGCCGGGAATGCTGCGCTAGTAGAAAATGACGCGGCGAGAAAAGCGCTTCAAATGGCGCTGCTTAATGGCACGGAAGAAACACCAGGCATATTAAGCGCTGAACAGCCGAAATCAAAGGAAAGCGCAGGAGCAATTTTGCGCGCTCTGATTGAACCCGAAATGAGCGCATCTCATGAAGGGGTTCAAAAGTTATTCAGTATTCCTTCAGGAGAAGCACCTATAAGTATAGTTTCTGAACAGTCAGCGCCTACTATAAAAAAACTGTATGAATCTGGCGGCATACCTGGACAATTAAGAGGCATAATCTCCGATCTAAATGCGGCATCTTCATCAGAGCAAACTAAGTCATTTAGCTGGCTTCACTCGCTGCGCACTCGCGCACAAGAACTCTGGGCTAATTCGGATAGCGCCACAGAGAAAGCAGCATCTAATGCGATTGTTAGGGCTGTTGACGATTCTATCGGTGTAGCAGGGCAAGTTGGCTTAATGAGCCATGAGTCAGTTGATGCGTTTAGTGCGGCTAAAGCTGCGAACACTAAGCACATGAGGACTTTTAAGACCGGCGGTGTCGGCGCGATCATGCAGTCAAAGGGCGAGGGTAATTACCAGATGCCAGAAAGTAGCGTGATCGATAGTGCTTTTAATGGTAGCCCGGAGCGTACACGAGCATTACTGAAGGCTGTTCCTTCTGAAGCTGAGCAGCCTGGCGCTTTAGAGAAAATTAGGGGACTTATCAGAGATAAGTTCGTCCGAGAAACAACTAATAATGATGGTAATCTCCTACCAAATAAGGCGTTGACTTGGCTTAAGACCAACGGCGAGGCGCTATCAGTAAGAACAGAGGACGGAACTCCTCTCTTTGACCATGAGCATCAATTATTTTTACGGCAACTTGCTAATGAGCTTCGATATCAAAACACCGGGAGTACCCAGTCAGTTGGAAGTTTGGCTAATAGAGCCTCCAAAGGTCAGCCCACCACCGCTCAAGCGTTATTCAACAAGGGAATCGCCACCAAGGTTTTAGGCAAAGCTCCATTTCTCGGTAAGCTGTTCTCACTATTCAGCAACGCGCGCCAAGAAGCTGTAAATGCGGTATGGGCGAAAGCCTTGCTAGATAAGGGCTTCGCTAAAGACTTAGCGGCCAAAGCTACAGCGAAGGGTTTTGAAAATGTGCTGATGCGGCTAGGTTCTGGATTTTCGAATGGTTCCGGAGGAGTAGCGAGTGCAGGTGCTTCAGCTCTGCTTCCACAGATTGCTGGTATTGTTCAAGGCGTGGCGAATTCGAAAGGCGATCAAGCCGCTCGGAAATTTGATTTACCCGAATTAAAATCTGCTGCTCAAGCTGCCGAAAATGATGCGCGGTCGCAGCAGCTAGAGCAAGTTGAAGCATCACGATACCGATCATTAATAAAAGCACCATCACGCGACCTCATTTCAAACTCGATTAACAAAACGCTAGACAAGCTTATGCCAGAAACAGCAGCTACTAAAGAGGATGAAAACGCTAGCAAACTTAGTGGGTTAGTCGATGCGGTGATTCAGCAAGAATCTGCCGATAAGAAACATCCGAACGGCAACCCTAAGGCAGTCTCTAAAGTGGGCGCTAAGGGCCTCATGCAGTTAATGCCAGCGACTGCAAAAGAAATAGCGCAGGAAATGGGGCTTGAGAATTACGACTTAGAGGATCCGAAGACTAACCGCGCTATGGGCACCTTTTACTTGCAAAAAATGCTCAAGCAGTTTGGCGGCAACGTGAAGCTCGCGCTCGCGGCCTACAATGCAGGACCGGGCAGAGTCAGGCAGTGGATCACGCGCTACGGGCCGACGTGGGATGACATCTCTGCTGGAATAGCTAAGCGCGATCCCAAACATGAAACCTTGGGTTACGTAAGCAAAATCATAAAAAACTATTCTGTTGAGGTGTAAGGTGAGCGAATCGCAAAACGGCTATAGAGAACCAATCAGCCGCGCAGAATGGGAAGAGCATAGGGGTGTGATGTTTGTTGTAGCCAAAAAAGTAGATGACATTCACAGCAAAATACCTGTGTTCCTCGAGCACACATCACACCTTTCAAAGCTCGATTACCTGAAGGACATCAAAGAAAGTCTTTTAAGTGCGGCGATTGGCAGAAACCAGCTTGACGGCAAGCTAGCGGTGAAGCTGTTTGGCTTTGCGGGCATGGTGATTCTTGGGCTTACGTTGATCCTTGTATTTCTTCTCACGGGCGAGAAGTTCGGATGGATTGCGCAGCTTAACCACTAGAGAGGGACTATGCTAAAAAAACTAAATGCGCTCCTTAGCCTGCTACCGTTCAACGGCGACAAGCTGAAGCTTTCGGGATTGTTCATTCTGCTATCTCAGGTTACAGCGCTGATTCCGGGACTAGATTTAAAAACGCTTGTACTGATGATTCTGGATAATCCCACAAAATCGGGAATTATCGCGGCTGTGGTGGCCTTGCTTCACAAAGTTATTAAGGCGCAGATACCGAGCCCCCGGTAATTACAGCGCCTAAGTAATAATAAGGAAAGGTATGGCAAAGAAAGGCGGGAAAAAAGGCGGCCGAGGCTGCTAATTATCCCAAAGATAACGACCGAAGCCGCGCGCTAGTGGCCAGTATTTGCAAATCTGACCATAGCGGCGGCATCGTTCTATTGGATCGAAAGAATCGGCGGCGCGTACCCAGTTCGCAAATAGTCGCGCATCTGCTTCCGAACACCGCTCGCGGTTTCCTTGATCGCCAGAATGTTGGTATTCATAGTCATGCTGTTCGGCCGCGCGCTGCATCCAATCGCATTCGGGAGATGGCAGCCGGAACGGTCCCCAACCCGCCGAGTTGTTAGAATCTTGGGGCAGCCAATTGTTTAAGATGTATTTTAGCGGGTTAGAAAAAAAGCTCATATTGCCGAAGGCTTTTTAAGCCATTTACAAACTATAGCAAAGCCTTTTACGCCTTTGTAGTATTTAAGCTCTGAACGGGAAAGCGGCCTTTCGACAACACACCCGAACGCCTCTTTGCGCAGTATAGCGCAGCGAATGAAGCCGCCTTCACTTAGCATGTAGTCTGGAATTAGACTAAGTTTTTTGCCAAAAACAGATTTCTCCATCTTAGCAAAAATGCGCTTTTTTGCGGGGCTCTTTTTCTCTAGCTTTATCCGCTTACGCCTTGGGCTGGTCATTGGTCCGCGTCATGACAAAACTTAAGCTCTAATTCTCTAATCCGAGCAAATAACAGCGCGTAACTCCCAACGTGCGGATAATTATCGTAGCCATAGAAATTACAATCGTCACATCCTTGCCTAAAGTGCAAATGCCTTACCCCGTCAAAGTAGGCCGCACATCTCATAACTTCGTCGTAATAATCGAGGCCGTCACACTCACTGACCCATTTAAGAGCTACACAATCGAAGCCAAAACCAACCTCTAAGGATGTTTCATAGACGCGATGTTTCCAGTATAGAACGAACCGTCCGCACTCCTCACGAGTCCACCCGTCTACCTTGAAGTGAGACAGCTCATACCCCGGAACTCCGCAATCTTCACTTTGACTCATCTCGGCACCACTATCTTAACAAACACCTTATCACACTATCCGCTTACGCCTTGGGCTAGTCACAACCCCTGCTCCTTCAACCATTCGTAAAATTCAGCATCGCCATCACCCGTATGGCCTCCCTCTCGATACTCATATTCCTCAAAAGCCCTTATCGCGGCTCTCCAGGCGGTATTCCAAGCTAGAAAAACAAGCTCGCGGCGCTCGGCGGGGGTGAGAACGTGGACCTGATGCGTATAGACATCGTGCCCTTGCTTCCACGCAAAAAGAGCGCCGAAGAACTCTTCGGGGTCTGGGCTCTCAACGAAAGACTTCGTCCCGTACATAGCTTGACCTATCTCGCTAAGCTTCTTCATCTGGCCCCCAATAATACCCGCACCTTTTACATTCTTCCGTGTGGTTGGCTAAAGTGCAGGTTTCCTCTCTTACGCGCACGAACGGCTTACACTTCGTCCATTTCATGTCGTGACCGAATAGCCAACACAGAAACCGCTTCCACATCCTCACTCCTCCCCCGGCTCCGTCATTTAACACCCACTGAAATGCGCACGTTGTTAAACAGCCAAAGTAATATCTCGATGAACTTCCAGATCGCGCATGGAACCGCTACAAAAAGACAGAAGTAGACAAATCGCATTATCCACTTCCAGTCTTTCTCCGTGCCAAACATTCCCGGACCTACTCCCATATAC